TATAAAACTTGCTCTCCTAGGGAAGCGTTCGATACTCTACCAAGTGCGACTAGTAGTAGCTTTCCAAAATTTAAGAATCCCAAATCTCTTATTAAGGAGGAGGTTATCAATTTAGCTCATCGCCTATTACATCTAGATATTTCTCGATGTGTTTTAGATTTTCCCATTTCTATCAACTGGCGTACGCAACTTTCCAGCTCCGGGAAACTCAAGTTCAGACAATTTTATCCTTTTCCAGTCATAGTAGCTTGTTTTGAAAAGATGCTCTTTGGGGAAATATTTCATCACTTTGAGAGAAATAAATTGACACCTTACTGTTTTGCAAACAACTATATTGATTTGAGAAATCGATATGGACAGTGGCAACACTATAAATATATCTACTCTATCGACTACAAATCCTTCGATCAGACGATTTCAAATGAATTAATTGAGATGTTACTTAGATTTCTATTTGGACGAGTATTTTTGAACTCCAAAGAGAATAGTCTATTCGAAACTATTTTAACTTATCATACCTCTTGTTTTATTGTCACTAGCATAAGAGGAGTAACATTCATGTTTCAGAAGAAAAGAGGACTGATGAGTGGATCTTCCTTGACTAATCTTCTAGGATCTTTAATTAATCTATTTATAATACTTTATGTCAATAGGGTTTACAGGTTATCAATTGATCCAAAAAGTATTTCTATTTTAGGTGATGACATAATATTTGCGTCAGATCGCAAGTTTGAAATCTCATATATAAGAGAAATCGTGAAACTTCACTTTAATATGGAAATATCTGTTGAAAAGTCTCAAGTCTTCTCTGCGGGTGAAAGAGTCTTCTTTCTCGGTCATTATTTTGATGACAAAGGTAGGTATTTAGATTTAGAACGTACTAAGTCGCAACTATGCATATCTGAGACATATATACCTGAGGACACTCTATCTACTAACGATAGAATTTGGAGTAAGTTCTGTTCTATTTTATTTAAATGTTCTGACGGTCATGCGTTTTATAACTTGTATAAGCACAGTTTATTGCAGAAATTAAGATTAGCTAAACCTATTGGTCATTATTATTCTTTATTTAATAATGATGGAAATTCAAGAAAATTAGT